CTGGGTGATTACCCTAACTATTACTCCGGCGGGAAGAAGAAGATCTACGAGAACGCAGTCGCCTCACTATCCCGGTGGGCGTACGATCCAGTACGAGACGCTGTTGTAAAAGGGTTTGTGAAGGTTGAGGCAACTCAGCCTGGAAAGGATCCTCGGCTTATTCAGACACGTAGCCCGAGATACCACGCCACACTGGGGTGCTTCGTCAGACCACTGGAGAAGCACATTTACCGCGCTATAGACCAAATCTATGGTGCCAGAACCGTGGTGAAGGGGTTGAATGCTGGACAGGTGGGCGAATTGATCAGAGAGAAGTTCCAAAGCTACAGTGATCCAATTGCTGTAGGTTTGGACGCAACACGCTTTGATCGGTCTGTGTCCATTCCTATGCTTGAAATAGTGCATACCATTTTGCTGCAATACTACGGACATGATAGTGAGCTGGTCGGGCTATTGCTCGACCAGCTCCACAATCGGGGGGTTGTGCCTTGCGATGACGGATACGTAAAGTACACCGTTGATGGAGGCATCATGTCCGGGGATGTTGACACGTCGCTGAAAGGCTGCGTGCTCATGACAGCATTGGTGTGGGCTTGGGCTAGGTCTAAGAACCTGGACATCAAACTTGTGGACAACGGCGACGACTGTGTGGCCTTCATGGAACGAGGTACATACCTAGACTTTATTACCGGATTGGAATGCTGGTTTGCTGAGCTAGGTATTGACGTCGTTCCAGAGGCACCAGTCGAAGTCCTCGAAAAGGTGGTGTTTTGCCAAACTCAGCCAGTGCTAGGGAGCCAAGGCACGTATGTTATGTGCCGGCACCCAGTCACTGCGTCTGTTAAGGATGGCATGACAATCACAGACGTGCGCATGGATGACAGTTTTAAAACATGGTTGTCATCTGTTGCTGCATGCGGGCTAGCATTGGCTGGCGACATGCCAATCTTTCATGCAATCTACGGAGCGTATGAGAGGTCCGGCAATGCCAAGGTAAACCGCGGGTTTGTATCCGGCGGGTTAGCTTGGCTGTCGCGTGGAATGGTTCGGAGGCATGGGGTCACCGAGAGAACCAGGTACAGCTTTTGGCTAGCATTCGGTGTTCCACCTTTTGCCCAAAGGGCTATCGAGGAAGTCTACAACAACCTCAGACTTGAAGTCACACCCGGCGACCCCGATGAAATCTTTTTCCCCGAAAGATTTCACTGGCAACCAACCTATACAAACTTGTTCGAATTTTAAAGTCGAACCAGTTTCCCACCGCACCCATCATGAATGCGCCCTCAAAGAATGTACAAGGAACCACAAAGCAAGGAGGAAAGAAGAAGACGAAATCTGGCCAAGGCAAAGGAGCCATGGGCGGAAACGGAAGTGGAAAGATCCCTGCCAAGATGCAAGTGGCCCAGGCTTATGCTATGGGCCAGCGCACAACAGAGCCAAAGACAACTGCTGATAGCAGGAGCTGTCGTATTATACATCGGGAGCTCCTTGGCTCTATTCTCGGCACGGGGGGTTTTAATGTGGGAACAACAATTGCGTTGAACCCAGGTCTGCCAGCGTCTTTTCCCTGGCTGTCCACCCAGGCGTTGGGTTGGGAGTTTTACCGCTTTCGCAAGCTGCGGTTTTGCTATTACACCCGATGCCCTACATCCACTCCGGGGTCGGTAATGCTGATCCCCGATTATGACCCTGCTGATGCAGCCCCTGCGACGGAACAGGTTGCTTCCTCCTACCGCGATGCGGTTGAGGAAGT